TGCACCTGCACCCAAAGCAGCACCTGCACCTGCACCTGCACCTGCACCCAAAGCAGCACCTGCACCTAAGTCAGCACCTGCACCTGCACCATCACCAATAGCCAAAGCAGCGGCAGCCGCTAAAGCAATACAACCTGCCGCTAAGGCTTCTGCAGCAACTACACGAATGGCTGCAACACCTGCACCCAAAGCAGCAGCAGCAGCAGCAGCAGTAGCACCCGCACCTAAGAATGTTGTCTATACACCAGCACCACCGCCCCCTGGCCCTGCAACTGAAGTAGAAACTCAGTCAGCACGTTCGCAGATTGCTTTGGATGAAATAGCTAATGAGCAAAACCAAGCAAACGCAGCATTTGGTGCAGCACTAGATCGTACAAATGCAGAGTTTTTCAGTGGCCTAGACATTGAAAGTACAAGAGCAGCTGCAGGAGAACAACGCTTAACCTTAGGCGTGCAGGGAGAACAAGCGCGTCAGCTTGCAGTTACCCAAGGAGAGCAGCAACGCCTTGGCATCCAAGCCACTGGCGAAGAGACGCGTAAGACAACTGTTACTGCAGGTGAGCAAGAGCGGTTAGGAATCGCCACTACTGGCGAACAAACCAGGCAAACACAAGCACAAGCAATTGCTGGCGAACAAGAAACACAGCGCCAACGGTATGCAGGTGAAACTGCTCTGACACAGACTCAAGGACAAGAGACACGTGCCACCATTGGCAAAACTGCAGAAGAACAACGTGCCACAGACACACAACAAGAGATGTTTAGGCGCTATAAAGAGAACCGTGATTACGAACAGGCAAAGAGCCAGTACCGAGTATGACCGATTGGATCCAGTCTTTAACTGAAAAAGACCGCGAATCCTTTCTTGCTTTCTGTAAAAAAACCTCTTCTCCCATTCAGATGTACCTGTATTCCCGTTTCCTCGGGTTTACAGGTTCCATCGTAGATTGCGATGAGTGGTCAAAAAACGAATTTAAGAAACGGAATTTTAACGCCATTATGGAGATGGAGATTGACTCCATGCAGCAGGACATCTCCAAGCTCCGTGACGCCATTGATCTTGGCATGATTAAACAGGACATGGGGGCTTCACGTATTGCAATGCTTCAGAAGGAGCTGAGAGGCTCCATTAAGCAGTTGAACGACGAGAAGCATCTGACTGACAAGCAAGGGTTAATCCTCGCTGGTGCTGACCGTGCTCTCAGGGAGATGCTGTTGATCTTCCGTGACGATCCTATTGAAGGACCACTTCAGGAAGCTTCTATGGGAGTGTGGACCAAGATCCTGTCAGAGGAATCCTGAGGCTTAGTGCCTTAGTGTAGGGGCATGGCAGGAACTAACCTCTACTCCGTTTATCGCAGAACAGCACGAGCTGCAGCACAACAACACGTCGTCAAGAAAACGTCCAACATCGATGTTGAACGAGCACGTGTTGACTTTGCTTATTTTTGTGATGTTGTTGGAGACAAGCCTCCTGCTGAACATCACAAGGAATGGCATAGCTATTTATGTACTGCTACTAACAGTGAATGTTTAATTGGTATTGGCGGACCAAACATTGACATCTTGGCGCCACGCGGATCAGCAAAATCTACAGTACTAGGTTTATACACCGCTTGGGCAATTGGCGTTCATGCCTTGCATAAAAAACCGTTAAAAATTCTCTATATTTCATACACTGTCGATGTAGCACGACCTAAAAGTGCAGCAATCAAACGGATTATTGAAGAAAGTAAAATCTATAAAGAAATTTTTCCTACCGTAAAGATTGCTAAAGGAATCAACTCCAATGAGTACTGGAGTATTGATTGGAAGTTTGCAGGTATTAAATCCACTGGTGAAGAAGAGTTTACCATTTGTTGTGCAGGTCTTAAAGGTGCAGTAACATCAAAACGTTCACACCTTTGTATCTTGGATGACGTTGTCAAAAGTGCTGACGACATTAAGAACAAAGATATCCGTCAAATGATGGAAGATAACTGGAACTCAGTTATTGTTCCAACTATGTTCGAAGGCGGTCGTGCCATCTGTCTAGGTACCAGGTTCCGTCATGATGATATCCACAGCACAACATTCACACCAACAAATGACTGGGTACAGATTGTTCAATCTTCTATTACAGTAGATAGCAACGGCGATGAAATTTCCTACTGGCCTGATATGTGGTCGTTGGAATACCTTCAGGATCGTCGTCGACAAGCACCTATCAGCTTTAGCTTTCAGTATCAGAATCAAATTGTTCAGACCAGTGAGTTATCGCTTTCTCCTGATCTGATTGTGAAAGGAACAATTTCTACTCAATTTGATTCGTTGGGTGTTGGGGTCGATCTTTCTGCGGGTGTTCGAGAACGAAATGATTACACAGTGTTTGTACTAGGGGGCCGCATTGGGGACAAGATTCATGTCATTGATTGCAAGCGGATTCGTATTATGGGTAACCTAGAAAAACTGGAATCCTTAATGGAGATGCTAGAGGAGTGGGGCATTGTACACAAAGATAAGGATCAGTACTTTCCTACTGGCAGCCAAGTTGATATTTGGTCTGAAGCTGTGGCCTATCAAGCATCTTTAGAAGCTGACTTCAAGCGAATCTGTTTAGGTGATCACGGTTTATACAATATGAATTGGCACCCCATCAAAGGTTTCCGTGGGGACAAGGTGGCACGGTTTAGAGGGATCATGGGTCTGTTTGAACAACGGAAGATCGTCTTCAACCGCTTTAGAAAGTTCCAAGCATTGACAGATGAGATCGTAAATTTTGGAGTAAGCTCACATGATGACTGCGTCGATGCTCTTGTCTGGCTTTGCAACGGCTTAATGACCAGAGGAAAACTAGAGTTAGAGTATTGACGATTTAAACTAAAAAAATCACTTAGCAATGTCCACCAGCTATTACACCATTGAGATAGAGCAGGATGCCTACGGTTCTGCCGTGATTCCTCTTCCTGATGAATTGTGTCATGACATGGCACTTCAACCTAACGAAAGGTTTGATGTTGAAGTCGAAGATGACGTGATCACACTCAAACGGTTAAATGCCGGTTACGATATTGACGACTAACCCAAAGCGTAATCATCAATGAGCGAAAGCAATCAAGCTTTAGAGTCTATGCTCAAAGCGGTTGTCAACCGTGATGGCACTGGCACGGCTGACACCATGTTGGTCAATGCTCACCTATCCCAAATGAAGATGTTTGGGATCCGTCAAGGCGTGGAGTTTTACCCACACCAAGACAACTTTGGTACCCAGCGCTTTGACTTCATTCAGCAAGTTTTAAAATTTAACCAACTCGATGCGCGTTTAGATTCGATTTGGGATCGATTCCTGTCGTATGGTAAAGGTCTGTTTTATATCCGTCCAACCAAAAAAACATATAGAGTGTATTGGTTTGACAAAGATGCGTACAGAACTTATTACACTCCTGACGGTGATTTAGAAGAAGTAATTATTATTTATCCGTATAAGGTTAAATCTACGCGTGGTTTTGGGGCCAGTGCTGTTGGTCTTTCAACAGACAAGCGCTACATGCGTTTACGCATTACCGCCACAGAAATTGAAGAGTTCCATAGCGAGCAGGAATTAAATTTTGAAAACTCAATGGAGTTTTCAACTCTACAAAAGAAAGTGGTTGCAAACACCATGGAGTTTATTCCATGTGTTGAAGTCTTTAACAATCCGGACGCTTTTGGTACCGACGGGGCTGGTGAGTTTGAGTGGTTGTCTAATCAAATTATTGCCCACGATGAGATGGTTAAAAACATCAGGGCAAACCTTTCCTTCTTTGGTAATCCAACACTACTGTCTTCGCGTCCCAAACAAGATATTATTGAGAAAACCGATGGCGACGTAGCACAGCGTCCAAGTATCTCCAGTCAATCAGGATTCCAATCTGAGTTTAGCCTCTCCAGCTCTACATACAAACAAGATAACGTAACTAGACAAGCACCTGGCTACATTGGTAAGCCCGGCAGTGGCATGAGGGTACCAAGGGTTATTGCTAACCTGGAGCCAACAGATCGCGTTGGTTTCATCACACCTAATGCTGTAAGTGTTGATCAGGCTCGGTACTCCGAACAACTTCGTAGTGAGATCCGGCTTGCACTTGGTGGCATCGATGACCTTAGTATTACCAATGTAACTGCTACGGAAATCAAATCAGCTTATGGACGGGTAAGTGCTACTGCAAAGAAAAAATGTTTGCAACTTTACACCTATGGTATTTGTAAATGTTTTGAATTAATGATCTTCCAGGAGGAGCAGATCTTCCGCAAAACAATGGCCTATGCCTCTGGCTTGCGGTACCCTGATTCTCCGGAAGATCCAACAGATGAGAAACAACAAGCTAAGTATGACAAGGCCAAAGCAAAGTATGAAGCAGGGTTGCAAAAAGCAATTGATACTGCAATTCAAACCAAAACAATTCCTGACGGTGTTTTAGGTCTTGCTCCTGATGGAGATAGATCAGTCTGCTGGCGTTGGATGGGTCCTGTTTATGAGGACACCGCACAGGACAAACTTAACCAATCTATCTTTACCAGGAACCTACAAGAGTTAGGTGTTGATAGCATTGAAGCACTGAAGTATTTATTCCCTTCGAAAACGGATGACGAAATCGCGGGCATGCTCTCCGGTTTCCCATTCCGTATGGTAGGGGAAGTACAGAGGGCCTACTCCACATTTATTGATTTAATCAATCAAGAAATGAGGACACCGCATCCGCAGCAACCGAATCTACCGATGGCTGCGGATCCGAGACTTGATCTCACCCCCTTCCTTTACCGAACTCTCGAAAGCCTACAAAAAGAGGTAACCTATGCAGGCCGATACCGCAATGC